AACACCACGGCAAAAGACATTCCAGAGGGTGTGGACGATAAACACGTTGTCTTGATCCCTGACGCAGATGGTATCGGAAAAGACGTGAATCTTGGCAAGACCATCTTTGCAGACAATGGTGCTGTGGTAGAGGATGCCCTCAGAACCAAGCTTGGAGGCGTCGACTGGCTGTTTGTCTTCGCTGGGGGTGGAGGAGGTACCGGAAGTGCCGCCGCGTCCTTACACGGCGTTTTTGAGCGTTATTTGAAGTCTGTGAGCGCCACAGGCAATGTCATCTATGTCATTTCACAGCCATCAGCACAGGAATCGCTGAATTCTACCATTAGCAAGAACGCTGCTTCTCTTTTGAAAGATGTCTCGGGGCACACTCATATCGTCCTAGACAATGAGAGACAGGTAAAGCTCCTGAGAGGCAAAGTCGGTATGCTGGGTATGTTCCCGTTTGCTAACACCGCGTTTTCCAAGTTGCTGGCTCAGATCCTGAAACTGTCCTCAGAGCAGTCGTCCATTCAGTCGTTTGATTCTAAGGATTTAGAGCGTTGCCTTCGTACCAAGAAAAGAACATTCATTGGTTCGACCATTATCCGAGACCCGAAAGATCCAAACTTGGGAGCCGCAATATTTCAAAACTGTTTGAACCGCTCACCGTGTCCGTTACCCAAAGGAAAGCCCGCTACTGGCTCTATGTTGCTGGTTGTAACATCAGAAATGGCTAGTGACCCCGAGATCAGCAAGCATTTGGATGCTGCCATTTCGTATGTCGGCGGAAGAACAGATACATTGTTTGCAGGCGTGTATGTAAAGGAAAACCTTCCCGGTCTGGTCGCTATTTTGACGATGAATGGGCTGGATTGATAAATAAAAACTATTTATTATAACCATTGGAGGAATAATGGGAAAGAAAAGAAGGATTCTTAGGAGTCCAAAATTTAAACACCTAAGAAAGCATTCGAAGTATAAGGGTCTGGTTCAGGCAAGTTCAAAAATTTCAGAAATCCAAGAAGAACCAGAAGAGCCAGAAGTGGTTGTGGAGGCTCCCGAATTAAAGATCGAGGAGCCCCCCACACCCAAGACCCCAAAAGTAAAGAAGGCTACGCCTAAAGCGTCGGCTAAAAAAGCAAGCACTCCTAAGAAGCCTGCTCCACGACGAAAGACAAGCAAGAAGGCCACAATTAAGGCTCCTTGATAAACACGGTCCAAATCCGGTGCTTTGTCTAGTGAGAAACTATTTAATATGAATAGGAGACTCTATGTATGGCTATACCTACGTTAACACCTTCTTCTCAAGCTAGTAAGTCTATACTGACTTCTACTGGGAGTGCTGGTTCTTACCCAAATCAGGGAGACACCGCGGCCGAAGTCAAAGTGTACCCTTTTGCGATCTACGCTGACGCTGGATCTCCACTATATGACACAAACTTTGTCTCCGGAGCCTCCGATCAGGTAAGCTATACTTACAAAATGCTTGGTGGCGATGTTCTGGATGTAGAGCTTACTCCGGCCGCGGTCTATGCACATTATGAATTAGCGTGTTTAGAGTATTCATATCACATTAATTCACACCAAGCCAAGAATGTTCTGGCTAATCTGCTTGGGATGACCACGGGCACCTTCGATCACGACGGACATATGACCAATAGTGGTTCTATTGGGTCGAACATAAACCTAAAGCTGCCAAGATACGAGTTTAGGTATGCCAAGAGGGTTGCCGACGGCGCGGCACAGGAAGCTGGCTTCGGGGGGTCTCTAACTGAATATTCTGCATCTTTTGACGTTATTAAAAACGTGCAAGATTATGATTTGCAATCTGTTATTTCAAGTTCTGCGGCAGAAGGCGGGACGGATTCATCTACAGGAGATACTCCTGATTTTAGTCGCTTAGTTAAGGGAAATAAAGTAACGATCCGCCGCGTTTTTTATAAAACGCCCCAATCTACTTGGAGGTTTTATGGGTATTTTGGTGGCCTGAACGTCGTCGGCAACCTGAACCACTACGGGCAGTTCGCAGATGACACAACATTCGAGATTATCCCGACATTCCATAACAAATTACAAGCGATGGCCTTCGAGGACCATTTATATACTAGGTTATCTCACTACTCTTACGAGATTCATAATAATAAATTGAGGATATATCCTGCTCCCGATGGGGACCACCCAGATCATATGTGGGTTTCCTTCACTTTGCAAAAGGATGGCTGGCAAGAGGATAACGACAGGCAAAGCGGTATCGAAGGCATCAATAATATGAATACCTTGCCATTTGACAACGTTCCTTTCCAAAATATTAATGCAATCGGAAAGCAGTGGATCCGCAGGTACGCCTTGGCTCTGTCAAAAGAGACGCTCGCCCATATTAGGGGTAAATTTACCACTATACCTATTCCCGGCGAATCGGTGACCCTAAACCACTCAGAATTAATGTCGCAGGCAAAGGAAGAACAAAAGGCGCTCAAAGAAGAACTGAAGACAATGTTAGATGAAATGACTTATAAGGCGCTAGCCGAACAAGAAGCTGCTGTTTTGACAGCGGTTGACACTGTACAGCAAGAGGTGCCTTTATTAATTTATCATGGGTGATTAAATAATGGCTGATAATAAATGGACAAGACCTGAGCATCCGCCTCCCCCTCTTTTTTTGGGGGAGAAAGAGCGTAATCTTGTAAAGCAAGTCAACGATGAGCTGATCGAAAGGGTCATCGGCCAACAGATAGTTTACTACCCAATTGATATTGATAGGACAGACTTTCATTCTGTATACGGCGAAGCGATACAGAAATCTTTCCTCCCACCAGTTCGCGTCCACGCGCTTGTTGAATTTGAAGGCATAAGCACAAAATATAACCAAAATATAGGTTTGGACAAGCAGGCAAATATAAATGTGCATTTTCACAAGCGCCGCCTCACCGAGGATCAAGATTTGTTTGTGAGGGAAGGCGATTTCGTCCTGTATGGCAAAATCTTTTATGAAATAGTTACTCTAGCAGAGCCCAAGCAGCTTTTTGGGCAAATCGACCACAGGCTAGAGATTTCAGCTAAGTGCATAAAGGCAAGAGAGGGACTGTTCGATGCCAGCTAAAGATACAGATTATTCCTATACAGAAATTAAAGACGCCGATGGTGCTCTAAAGGAAGTGGTCTTTATGCCCTCGACTCTAGAGACGATAGATATGGCCTTATTTGAGTATATTGACAAGGGGCTGGATATACACACCAAGACCAACAAGGGCTGGAAGAAGGCCCCAGTTATTTGGGTCTCTTCTGAGCGTGCGTTTCAAATAAAAAACAATAAGGAACTAAGGGATTCAAATGGCAACCTTAAATTACCCATAGTGACCATTGAAAGAACAAGCGTCGTGAAGGATCCCAACTTTAAGGGGGCTTTTCAGGCCCACCAGCCTCAGGGCCCCGGTTTAAAAAGGACCGTCGTCGCAGCCGCCAGAAAGATTAATCAAGGAAAAACCTCAAATTTTGCCAATGCTGATGCTGCTCGCTTGAAGGGCGATATTACGAGAACCGACGGGATAGGACTGAATCAGACGAACTCGGCCAGAGAAAATAAGAAGGTTGTGACGCAAACGATTATGATGCCTCTTCCAAACTATGTTACAATAATGTACTCAGTTGTGCTCAGGGCAGAATACTTACAGCAAGTAAATGATATGGTCCAGCCTCTTATAACACGAACAGGGAACATCAATAATTTCTTTATAAAGAGGGATGGACATAAGTTCGAAGGATTTATTCAGAATGATTTTGGACAAAACAATAACGTCTCTAATTTGGGGGAAGAAGAAAGAACTTATGAAACCAAAGTAGATATTAAGATTCTAGGATATCTGATGGGGGAAGGCCCGAACGATGATAGGCCTAAGCTAAGTATTGAAGAGAATTTTGTCGAGGTCAAGATTCCTAGAGAAAGAGTTATCACCGGTGATATCCGTGAGTTTGTCGATGCATCTGGTAAGTTCGTAAATTATAGAGAGTGATGGGTTTTTTGAGTCCCCCAAGACTATTTATAAAGTGTAAAGCGCATATTCCGCAATTAGGAGACTGTTTAGATGGCAGAAAGAAGTTTTAGATTTGCATCTCCCGGTGTTTTTATCGACGAGATAGACCAGTCACAAATCCCAAGGATCCCTGAGGCCGTCGGACCGACTATTATCGGTAGAACCGAAAAGGGCCCCGGCTTGATCCCTGTTAGAGTTGATTCGTTCTCTGATTTTGTTGAGACCTTTGGTGAGCCTATCCCCGGTGTCGGTGGTACCGATGATGTATGGCGTCAGGGCAACCACTCTGCACCCACCTACGCTGCTTATGCAGCGCAGGCTTATTTGGCAGCCGGCGTTGGTCCAATTAATATGGTTCGCCTCGTGGGCGCCCAAGACAGTGCAGCTTCTGCCACTGGTAAAGCTGGCTGGGACACAACTAAAGACACGGCTAATAGTGCCTACGCCGGAGGCGGCGCCTACGGTCTGTGGACGTTCGCTTCTTCGTCTGTTTCTTCATCTGCCGCTGGTGCAGCCGAGAGAGGCGCCGGTGTGCTCACCGCAGGAACCGGCTCTCTTGCTGCTATCTGGTATATCGATAACGGCGGAATCAGACTTTCAGGAACCGTGGCAAACAATAGTGGCGATCCAGACCAGCCACCAATTACGGCATCGGCCGCAACGGTGATAGTCTCTGACTCCGAGGGCAACTTCACTGCTGAGATCGTCAACAGTTCAGATATTGTTGTGGAGAAAAAGGTCTTTAACTTTAACCGCGGTTCAGATAGATTTGCACGGAAAGTCTTTAACACAAATCCGCAATTGGTTAATTCCACTTCTGTCGCATCAACTAGCCAGAAGATATACTGGCTTGGTGAAACGTTTGAGAGGCACACTACAGATAATGTAACCACGGCCACCAAGTTCGGCTTTATCTCGGCTCTTTCGGACACTTCGTATAATCGTTCCGACATGAAGGGCGGAGTGAAGGATGCCTACACTGGTTGGTTCATATCTCAAGATATAGCCGGCGAAGCCAGTTTGTATAACCCCCTGACTCAGACTCGCTTGTTTAAGTTTGCTGGTATTAACAATTATGGTGAATGGCTTAATTCTAACATCAAAATAGCTGTCATGGACATTAAGGGTCCGAGAAACAAAGAGACTGATTATGGTACATTTACTATTGCTATAAGAAGGGCTAATGACAGTGATGCAAATCCGGTTTATTTGGAAAGGTACACCAACTGTAACCTGAATCCAAATTCTCCTGATTACATTGCCGCAAAGATCGGCGATCAGTACACTACTTGGGACAACGATAAGAAGCTGTACAGAACTTATGGAAAATATCCGAATCTCTCGAAATACATTAGGGTTGTTCTTAATCCTGATATAGAAGCTGTTATTCAGGATACACCAAATCTTGTTCCGTTTGGTATCATCGGACCACCCCGGTTTAAAGGGTTCCTTATTGCTAGCGGCAACGTTGGCGTTGCTAACCCCTTGTCGGTGATCCGCACTGTCGACGAAGACGGCAATAGTTCAACATATGTGTCTGGTGGCGAGGGCTCTTGGACGGGTCACTCAAAACCATTTGTGCAAGGGGGAGACGCTATTCCGTTCGGCCCTGCACACAGTGAAGGCGAGTTTGTTGATTGGCGCTTGCCCGGTGCTACGGGAAGTTTCGTCTGGCCAGCCATTGCCACCCGTCGGTCCGCTTCTGACAGTCTGGCCGGCATCTCGACCGCGTTCTTTGGGGTCGACGCTGGAGAGACAACTGCGAACCCTGCTTTCGACGCAGGGTACGTTGATTATCTCCGGGCTTATCCGCCGGACATTTATAGCAACTCTGACTCTTCGGACTTCGGAGTGGGACAACTTAGTAATGATTACTTAGAGTTCTCTTGGGCAGTCTCCTTGGACGAAGTTGTTGTAGCTACCAGTTCTGCTAACTTAGTTACGACCGCCTACTGGGCCTCTGGTTCTAGGTTTGCGAGAGACTCTTGGACTGCTAACTCTGGATCCGGCAAAAACGCTGGTGGAACTTGGTCGGCGCTTCTCGACAAGGGCATCAATCGCCTTGTGTCTCCAATGTTTGGTGGCTTTGACGGATTTGACATCACCGAGCCCGAGCCTTTCAGAAATACGCGTCTTGACGATGCATCCGAGGCTGAGGCCGATAACTATGCCTATTACTCCGTGAAGAGAGCTATCGATACAATTGCCGACAAGGAGCGTTTGGAAACCAACCTCGTTACGATGCCCGGCATCACAAATGAGTCCCTTACTTCTCGCCTGATCAATACTTGCGAGGCCCGCGGGGATTCTCTTGCAATCATCGACCTCAAGGGAACGCATCAGCCGAGATACGAAGCCGCGGCAACTTCCGAGGATGGCAGAAAATCAGCTATTGATACTACCATTAATAATCTGGTTGAGAGGAGAATCAATTCTTCTTATGGCTGTGCTTACTATCCTTGGGTTGACATTCGCGACTCGCTCAAGAGCGTTCGCGTGAGAGTTCCACCATCTGTTGTGGCTCTTGGAACGTTTGCTAGCACAGAGAAGTCAGCCGACCTCTGGTTTGCTCCCGCTGGATTTAACCGCGGCGGCCTTACCGAAGGCGCTGGTGGTCTTCCGGTTGTGGGCGTTGAGCAGAGACTGACCTCCGAGGACAGAGACAAGCTTTATGAGCGCAACATTAACCCGATTGCTTCTTTCCCCGCAGAAGGCGTTGTAGTCTTCGGCCAGAAGACGCTTCAGGTCACACCTAGCGCCTTAGACAGAATCAACGTCAGAAGAATGTTGATCTTCCTCAAGCACGAGGTCACTAGAATTGCAAACACGATCTTGTTCGACCCGAACATCCAAGTTACTTGGAATCGTTTCCGCTCTCAGACAGAAAGGCTGCTCAAGAATATTCAGTCGCGCTTCGGTATTACTGATTATCGAGTTGTCCTCGACGAATCTACCACCACGCCAGATTTGATTGACAGAAACATTCTTTACGCCAAGGTCTTGGTGAAGCCCGCAAGAGCTATCGAGTTTATCGCGATTGATTTTGTTATCACAAGAACCGCACAAAACTTAGAGGAACTCTAATTAGAGATAGGAGAAAGATTTAATGGCCCAGAACTTTTGGACAAATAGTACAGCTCAAGACCCGAAAAGAGCGTTTAGGTTTACAGTCACGATGACTGGAGACGGCTTGGGTATGCTTTGGTACGCCAAGTCGGTAACCAAGCCCAAGCTCAACGTCAGTGAAACAGAGCACGATTTTTTAAATCATAAGTTCTACTATCCGGGCAAGACAACTTGGGATCCTGTAACACTTAAATTGGTCGATCCTATCTCGCCTGACGCTGCTGGAACTCTTTTGCAGAAGATAGTTGATACGGGATATAATATCCCGGCCGGCTTTGCTTCTCTGATTCCCAATGTGGGCCTTAACAATCCATCGAAGAGTACGTCTGTAGACGCACTTGGAGAAATCAAGATTGACCAGATCGACTCAGAGGGGAACCCTGTGGAGACTTGGACCCTTAATAACGCTTGGATCAAAGATGTTGCATTCGGCGATCTAGATTATACTCAGGAGGCACTGACTGAAATCACGATGACCGTCCGTTATGACTGGGCCTCGTTTGAGAGTCCGCAAGCCGGCTCTCTTTTCAAGCCGGTTTAGAAGGTGAGATATGGCCCTTGGAGATTTTCTAACACGGTCAGAGTATGAGCCCAAGCAAAGTCACAAGTTTCTTGTCTTTTTGGGAGAACCGTGGAGACTGATGGTCGAAGCTAAGTCGGCCAATAAGCCAAAGATCAACTTCAGTATCGTGGAACTGAATGCCGTGGACGGAACTTCTGTTTATTACCCGGCGTCCCCTTCTTGGGACCCGGTGACTATTAAGTTTATGGCCGGTGGTCAGGATGCTATGTTCAAGACACAAGACACAGATGTTTCTCGCGGAATAGTTGAGTTGTTGGCAGCAGCAGGCTATAGCAAGTATGGAGAAAGGCAATACAAGGGAAGCGCCGCCGACGCCCTTGGGCAGATCACATTAAGACAAATAAATCGTGACGGCTTGATGGTGGAAGAGTGGATTTTGGTTAATCCTTTTTTTGAAAGCGTTGATTTCGGCGAAATGGATTACTCATTGGAATCGCTTTCCGAGGTCAGCGTTACGATCAGATATGACCACGCTGTGGTTAATTTTGCAAATGGCGTACCGGAATCCTCGGGACCATCAAGTTTTTTGCAATAATCTAATATACATTTACACAAGAGGTGAAATTTGAGAAATAATCAAGACCGGTTGGCAGTGCCCACACCGGACGCGGCTGAACCAGCGGCCGAAGAAAAGAGTGGTCTATTTGACTTTGTTAATCCAACAGAATTCGTAGACTTACCAACAAGAGGAAAGCTTTACCCAGAGGGTCACCCTCTGCAAAACAAGGAGATGGTTGAAATTCGCTTTATGACCGCGAAGGAGGAGGATATTTTAACCTCCCGAACGCTCCTAAAGAATGGAATGGCCATTGATCGACTTATATCGAGCATCTTGATAGATAAGTCAATCGACGTTAAGACTTTGTATGTCGCAGACAAGAATGCCATTATGGTCGCCGCCAGAATTACGGGTTTCGGCCCGGACTACGCCACGCGCACCACCTGTCCAGCTTGCGGTACGTCACAAACTTACACTTTTGATCTTAACGAGTGTCGCTCCTACCACGGTTCGGATGATGTGAATCTGACGAGTGATGGGTCTTTCACGGTTACACTTCCCAGAACGGAAGTTGTTGCTGAAGTCAAACTTTTGAATGCTGAGGAGGAGTCCAGACTAACCCAATTGGCTGAAAATAAAGTCAAAAAGAAGCTGCCTGAGACCACTTTGACTGATCAGTTGAAGGCAATCATAGTATCTCTTAACGGCGAGACAAAAAGATCATTAATTAACAAATTTGTTGGTGTAATGCCCGCACAGGACTCTAGGTTCTTGAGAAAAGAATATGCAAAGGCTGCCCCTAGTGTAGAAATGAAGAATGACTTCGTATGTTCGTCTTGTGGCCACGAACAGGAGGTAGATATCCCCTTAACGGTGGACTTTTTTTGGTCTAACCGATGAATATGCCGTTAGTATTTATGAGGAATTTTTCTTATTAAAATACTACGGCGGGTGGTCTTTCACCGAAGCGTATAATCTCCCCACAGTTATCCGTAGGTGGTTTTTGGAGAGATTGGCACAAGAGAAGAAGAAAGAGCAAGAGGCATACGAGCAATCTAAGCCAAAGCGCAAATAAGCCGAGGTTAAAGCCTCGGCTTTTATTCTATGAGATACTAATTATACTAAGGAGACAAGTGTATGGACCTGTTCAACGAAGAAATAGATTTTATGCTTTATGAGTCTTTGGAAGCAGATGGCCTGATTTTCGAAAAAAGAAAAAGAAATCTGGAAGACCCTGAGTTGATGAAACAGATTATCGACACAGTGGGTATGCTCCCCTCGTCGTCGAGAAAGATTAAAAAGAAGGAATATATCAAGCAGTTCGGCGGTGGATCTTGGCCAAAAGGATTGGGCAAGGGTGCTTTTATCCTGTCGTTAAACAAAGCCGGAGAAGCAAGGATTTACGATATCGGTTCACCAGACGAGGCACAAGACTGGAGCGAATCAGGCACAGAAGGGGCACCTAAAGAAGAGCCCGAAGATGCGGAAGACTCCCGTATTATAATAACGCCCGAGTTGACCACCGGCACCGGCGTAAGAATCATTGGCGGAGTAAGATCTGTTGGAGACCCTATCGATACAAAGATCTTAAAGTTTCTTGAGGATAAAAAACTAGGTATCTCCAAGGGCGCCGCAAAAACTTATGCTGAGTTAATTAAGAATTTTTCATTAGCAATGGTCGCCTCCGAGAAGTCCTCAAGCGCCCGCACTGCTGTTCGCATGATGGCGGAACAAGAAGAGGGTGAAAACATAGAACAGGAGCTTCAGAAGGCTTCGATTGAAAAATTCAACAAGTGGCTCAAAACAAGGCTTGATGGCATCATCGATGACGCGCAAAAGCAACAATATGTCCCCGGACAGAAAAAAAGTGTTGATGAGCTTGTCGAAGAGTCCCTAAGAGACACAATAGATAATTTAATAAAGGTCAATAAACAGGCACTGAAAGAGCCAGCCGTTGCAAGGTTTATGACAAAGAACTATTCAACCTCACAGCAACTCGCAGTTAAATTGGCTACCCAACTGAAGCGATATTTAGCTGTTATAAGCACACAACCCGTAGAAAAAGAAGCCCCAGAAGAGAAGCAAGGAGAAGAGCCCATGCAAGTTGCAACCGAACCCGGTAAAGTTGAATTAAACGAAGACAAACTGGTTGAAATAGTAATTGATTTCAACGAGATAAGAAAAAACGAGATGAACGAAAGTTTTTTGGCTATGTTCGGCGGCTGGGTTGAACATATTTTAAAAGCCATGTTCGGCGGCTTAAACATTCCAGTCAACGTTCGCGGATCCGATAGAGAAGTTCAGGCTTTTGCTACTGCTTTGGGGAGAGAAAAGAGATATATTGATGTGGCTAAAAGATACGGATTAGACCACGCATCAACTTATCGAAGCAAAGCACAGCTTGATACTGCTGCAAAGAACTTTCATCGTGAAACCGGCATAAAGTGGCCTTTTAAATAGGAAAACAAATGAATGGCTGATTTAGACAAACAACTTCAAAAAGCGAGAGAAGCTTATGACCTTCGTCAAAAGGGCGTAGGACTCACTAAGGAGCAAAATAAGCTCGCCGATGAATATGTCAAAATGCAGGAACGAATCAATGACAGCGAAGAGGCGAGATTAGAGCGTCTTGAAAATGCGGTAAATAAACTAAAGGAACAAAAGGATACTTTAAAAGAACTCGCCGCCCTCGGCGTCGAAGTTTCGGGTCAATATGAAAAAGATTTAGAACTTCGTATAAAACAAAACGAATTAGCAGAAGAAGAGCTTCTCAAAAAGAGAAAATCAGGTGAAATTACCCAACAAGAACTAGCCGACGAATACAAGAAGCTAGCCGCAACCGAAAAAAGACTCAAGATAGAGTCTCAGGGTGCTTCTGACGCCGAAGGTCTCCTAAAACGGATGACCGGCATAACCAAGACGCCAACCACCGTCCTTGGTAAAATCGCCCAAGACCCCACAGCATACATGAAGGGCACTATGGGGGGAATGAAGGGGCTCGTTAGCGGCGCCTCAATTATGACCTCCACTATAGACAAGGTTGTCGAAGCAACTGTCGCTATGGCTTTGGAACAAGACGCTGCCGTTGTTCAGTTTAACAAGGCAACCGGTGCCTCTGGGCAATTTGATGCCCAGATTCAAGATACTAATTTTAATTTGCGTTTTGCTGGAGTATCCGCCGCTGAAGCTGGTCAGTCTTTTCAAGACCTGTTTACGGTTGTCTCTGATTTTACCTTGATGACCAAAGAAGAGCAAATGGTGCTCGGCGAGACGACAGCTATTTTAAATGAGCTAGGTATCGCTTCCCAAGACACGGCAGCGAACATTCAACTAGCCACTAAGGGCTTGGGAATGTCTGTGGAGCAGTCTGAGTATCTTGTAAGAGACCTCAAGACCTTCGCGCAAGATCTCGGATTGTCTACCTCACAAGTCGCAAAAGACTTCGCCCAAATGGGGCCGATGGTCACAGAGATAGGGACTAACGGGGTTCAAGCTTTCAAGAACCTGCAAAAGGTGGTAAAAGCAACAGGAATTGACATTCAAAGACTTTACCAAATTACGTCTAAATTTGATACATTCACGGATGCAGCAGACGCCGTTGGTGGCTT